GGGGTTTGACCATCTGCGGCAACCGAATCCGTCATAGCAGAAGCCAAGTCATTCATGGTGTTATTAGCCCATGTACTCGATATAGTTGTGCCTGATACTACGGGATTTCCCGCAGGTAATGTATATGTGCCTGACCCGTTTCTACTCATTTTTGATTCCTTTTTTCAATTCTTCAGCCATTTTACTAGGCGAATAATTAATGGATTCTTGAACTTGTTTCTTTAATTCTCTATTTCTTATCATTTCTGCGGCAGTTTTTGCACCCAAAACTTTAGGAATTGGGAACTTTCCAAGCAAATCTAACCCACGAATAATTGCACTACTACTATTGGAGTAGTTTGCAGCACCCTCTACTGTAGTATTAATATTTAAAGTTGTTTCCATAAGGTCACGAATCTCTTGTGCCCCTTTTTTGCCAAACAAGTAATCTAGCTTGCCGTCTTGGTCTAACTCTGTAACGATTGCTTTAAACCGAGCAGGCGAAACAACTGGATTGCCCAATATATCGTTTTTAGTTGATTTCGTTACTTCGTCTTTAATGTATTGTATTGTTTGACCTTTTAACTCATTGAAAGCGTCAAGCCCTTCTTTGCCTGATTTTTTCAATACATAACCAATAGCACGAACATCATCTAACGAACCATCTAAAATGCTGTGCTTAAATACATCCTCAAAAGCAATCATTCTGTCTTTGCTATAACCTTTTTTGGTACTTAACAATTTGTCAACATAACTAGAATTTTCGTATTTGTTACCTAATTCTGTTCTTAATTTTTTAGCATTTTGATACGCTTCACCGCCTTTACCTGCTGTAATTTGATTGATAATGTTTTTCATTTCAATAAAATGTTTTGGAGCATTAAAGTCATAATTTTCATTAATAACTTTATAAATATCTTCTAACGCATTAATTGGCATAACACCAGTTTTGGCTAAATCATTTCTAGTAATTTCTTCGTCAACTACATCAAGTATTGGAGATAATTTTGCCCTTACTGTAGGGGCTTGTTTTTGAATGTAAGCTGTTAGAGGTGAATAATCAATAGGCTCTTGCATTGCACCTTCGTTTCTAGCTTTTTCATACGCTTTACTTACCAATAAAGCATCTTTGTCATAGCTTTTTTGCAACGCTTCATCTACAACCTTACCAACTTTTCTTAAATTAAAAAATTCTTTGTCTGTGGCATCTACATAAGCATCAAAATTTTGCAAAATAGCCGCATTTCTGCCTGCTTTTCCTTCCAATAATGGTTTTCCAATAGTTTCAGGATAGTTCTTAGCAGTTTCAATTTCAAATGCTTGTTGTCCAAAATCTTTAGTTGCTTCGCCCTTAGATATTTGAATTGGAACTCGCAAGTTTTGTGCCATTTGGTAACGAGTAACGGCTTCAGGGGCTACGGCAGCACCTACACCAGCCATTGTGGGTTGTGGTTTTCTACGCAACATTTCAGGCATAGTGCGTACTGTTTCACTAACTTGTGGGGTTGTTGCTTGAGCCATCCGAGCATAACTAGGAATCATGCCTGTAGTGGGTATTACTGGTGGCAGTTTAGTAGCTTCAAACGCACTACCAATGCTTTGCAATACATCTTGACTTGCACCGCTTCTAGGTTGGTACATATTGCGTTGTGCCATAGCCATTGGTGCTTCGCCTGTAGCTAATGCCGATACAGCACTTGGAATAGTTAACGCTGCACCTGAAAGCATAGTGGCTGGCACTTCGTACAATGCCATCATCTTTTCTTGCATAGAGCGTTTTGGCTCGTTTACAGGTGGGTTTGGTACTTGACCAACAACAGTAGGCACATCACCACTAATAATGTTACCTCGATTGTCAGACGGCAACCCTAAATAGACATTGGGGTCAAATTTAGGAGCTTTTGTTTGAGCTAGATATTTATCAGGGTCAAACGCCATGTTATTTTCCTAATCTCTTTTTAATTTCAGCAGAGCGTGGGTCTTTTGGATTAGAATTTGCCCAATCTAATGCTTCTTTATCTTGCGTATTTAATGCATTTAAACTTACATTTCCGTACCAATTTTCGCTACCATATTTTTGGTTTAGAGAATTAACTTTTCTATCCAAAGTGTCTTTTGTGTTTTTAATCCAATCGTTCAATGCTCTTTGATTGCCGTAGCCGGGGAATGTACTCTTAGCATTTTCAATATCTTTATCGGATGCAGCTCCGGGTGGCAAGTTGTTAAGAATCTGCATAACAGAAGAAGCATTAATTTTTGCTTGTGCAGAAACAGCTTCACTACCAAATTGTTGTGCAATATAACTAATTGGGCCTGAACCAGTTACGCTACCAAATACTGATGCTGCTTTCTTAACATCTTCAGGTTTAATTTCTTTTAAGCCTTGTCTTACTTGGTCAGCAGTAAACGCAATTTCTCGGTCTTTTGATACTTCAGACTTGCCAATAAAGATTCCGTTTGGCGTAATCCAATCACCTTTCTTGTTATAGCCACCATCTTCACCGCCTGCACCAGCTTCAGGCTTAAATGGGGCTTGATAAATAACCTTGCCTTTTTCGTCAACTAATGCACCACCGGGGGCAACAACTACAGGCTTTCTAGCTTCAGGATACGCTTGTTGCATTAACGCAGGCAACATCTCACGACCTGTGCCTAAACGATTTTGCATAATTGTTTCAACAGCACCTCTAAAGTCAGGTTGACCTTGCATCGTGGCGGTTGGCATTGGTACATTTGCACCACCCATACCTACGCCTTGACCATAAGGCCCTGCCATTTCAGTAACTGTTTCTTGACCACGCAAAGCCTTAGCCAAACGCTCAGATTCGGCTTTCTTTTCTTCGCCTAATTTTTTGTATTCTTCAGCAATTTGTTTGTCAGTCTTTTCTGCCAAACTTTTGCCTGCATAGGTTTGAAATAATGGGGCAGCGTATTGAAAAAAACTAGGTGCAACATAACGCCCACTAACCATCTGTCCTGACGGCATGGATTGACCCTGTTGCATAAGCAACTGAGCCATCTGTTGTTGGCGGTTTAAGGCCTGTTGTTGACCTAAAATTTCGGGTGGTAAATTACCGCCTAAATTGATTGTTTGTGGTTGTGCCATATTATTCATCACTCACAATGTTCATAGGATTCATACCAGCAGAATAGTAATTTTGTGCAGGTCTTTGGTTATAAGCCGACATTTCTGCATTAGCCATGTCTATTTTTTGTTGGTCTTGTTGTCTGCGTAAAGCATTAGCCATAGCAATTTGGTCGTATCCAGCACCAACTTGTTTACCATCAACAGTCATACCCGCTTGATTAGTCAAGTTCATACCTTGCTGGAGAGCTTGTTGTTGCATAGCTTGTTGCTGTGCAATATTTTGAAATACGGGAGATAAACCACCTAAGTCTTGAGTTTGTGGTCTTGGATTACCCATAGGGTTCATAGCAAGGTAATAGGGGTTAAAGTCCATCATGGTAATAGTCCGTAATCTACGACTTTATAGCCGTCATCTAGAGTTTTAACTGCATAAGGAAATACTTGCTCTACTTCTTGTGCCATGACACCAACATGGATGCCATCGCCTGCCATTGGGTTTAACTTAATCTCATCTTTGTATTCAAAGCTATATAAAGTCAAGCCGTTATCCATTACACCGATTGCTTTAATGTTTTCTTTCAAACGCATATCGGAATACTTCATAATTCCAGCACCGCCTAAACTCATTAATCCTTGATTAAAGTTAGCTTGTGCGGCTTGTTGAGCGTTAAAGTCACCCATCTGAGCGTTGTATTGCATTTGTGCAGCACCCAATAAATCAGGGCCACTTGTAGTTGCTTGTTGGGCAGAATTAACATAAGTTGGGGCAGTAACCTGAGAACCAGTACGCAATGCACTTAATACATTCAATGGTTCGTTTCTGCGATAAGCCAACTCGCCTAATTGTTGTTGACGGGCTTGTAAGCCAACGCCTAAGCCTTGTGTTTGTGCCCCCAACAACAAGTCATTCTGTCTTTGGTCAAAGTTGCGTATGGCTCGGTCATAGGCTTCAGAACCAATCTGAATACCTTGATTAGCTAATTGCTGTTCTAATTTATCCCGACCTTGTTGCATTTGTGGCTGTAACCTACGCATGATAGCGTCTGAGTAAGTTTCACTAGGGTTAATACCGATGCTTGGTAATTGACTTACATCAAATGGGTTTTCTAATTGTTGCTGTACATATTCAAGACCTTTTGTGCCAAGTTGACCCACACCATAACTTAATTGGTTTTGAATATCTAATAATTTCTGTTGTTCAGGGCTAAACTTTTGGGTGGCTGACCACATTGGGTTGCCGTACTTATCCTCGCCTGACATAGTGTATTCAAGCGAACCATAAGGGGTGTATTGATTGACCCGATTGGCGGCTACCGCTAGACGAGCAGCGTCTATATTGCCTTGTGCTGTAGCTTGTGCCGCACCCGCATAGTTAGGTGCAGCAGGGGCACTTGGGGCAGGCCCTAATCCTAAAAATCCACCACCACCCATACTATTCTCCCTTGTTTAAAGATCATCGGATGTTAAGAAACCGACACTCCTCTTTTCTCATAGCCATAATTACCAAATCACCACTCATGTGGGCATCAGGTATTTCAGCTACAACCTTAAAGCCCAAATGTCGGTTTAACTTTAGGGCATCTGTGTTATCAGCACAGATTTGCCCTAGTATAACGCTAAGTCCAAGTTTATTAAAGGGGTAATCAAATACCGCCCATATAAAATCTTTACTAGCCCAATGCTCACCAACGCTACCAATATGTATTTCACAAGCCTTTGGCATAAAGTTGGTGTAACCAGCCACCGCTACCAAATTGCCGTCTTTTAACTGTCCAATACATTGGGTGGTTTCGGGTAGGGGAAAATTCAGTATGCGAACCAACCATTCCCCCAAATAGCGTTGGTTTTCAGTCGTAACTTGTCGCATTTACAGAATAGCTCCCCTTTCCATTACATAGTCTGTACTAGCCCACCGAACATCAATATCTTGCGATGCAATATTTAGAATAATCCCTGCTGCATAGCCTATACCTGTCACGCCTTGCCAATTCTTAGAAATGGTATTTCCACCGCCCCAATCGTTTTCATCCCATAACCCTACATCCCAAATACCTACAGAAACTAAAGCAGGGTTAAAACTAACCTGTCCGACATTGTTTTGGGTGTCAAAATCGGTGTTTATACCGCATAAAACAGTCGGTAAGCCATTATCGGTAAAGAGGATAGGGCGTACCATAGTAAAGCGTTTTAACTGCCCTCTAGCGTCAAAATAGCTATATGCTTGTTGGCAAGAAGCCCTGATGTTTTGGTCGTTGTCTGACAATCCATCCCAAAACCTTCCAACAAAACCATTACCGCCAAAGTACATATTTTCGTCATAGACTTCAAAGCAAGTGGCGTTTATGCCTGAAAAACTAGCCCATGCCTTAGTAATGTTGTGCATTACATACTGTTGTTGACCGCCAATTACAGGAATATTGAATATCAGCATATTCTGTTTGGCGTAATAGTGGATTTGCCACCCAAATTCTGCGTTGTAAAGGTCTGCGGCTTCACTTACAGCGTAGTAAATCTTGTCTGTAATGTTAATTCGGGGGTCTAAACGGGATGATTGTAGGGCAGAAGCCAATGGGGTAATGCCATCTTGAGTAATTAGCAATAAATCGCCTGCAAACTTGAAAAAACAGCGTCTAGCAAAGACTTGACCGAGTTGCCACACCCCAATTAATGACCAATCTGTAGGGTCGGATGGGTCAGAACCCTTAAAAACAATGGCTTCCCCGTTATTGGTGATAAAAACAGCGTAATCATCTACCCCGTAGCCTGCATCGAGTGTCCAAGTACCCATTGCCATGATGTAACCACCATTTCGGGCAATAGCACCTAATGGATATGAGGTTGCAGCACCGCTAATAGCATTTACGCCTAAATACCAAAAGTTTAAAGTGTCTTTTTCTACAAAATACAGGCGGTCTTTATGCAAATTAACATGAATTAGGTTACTAGAAT